ACCCCCCCTGTCTTTTCTGCCCGTATATCCCCGATGCAGTCCGAACCGATGCAAGATAGTCCGTTTAAGATTCGACCTAATCCAAGTCAATGACAGATAAACCCAAAAAAGCCCAGCCGCTACGAGGGGCAACTGAACCGAGGGTTCATAGCCCACTTCTCAAGGGCAAGTCTAGAGCTGGTGAAGTTTTAGAGATGATTGAGCGCTTAAAGATGGATGAACTGATGCCATATCAGAAGTTCATCCTCAATCAAATGCTGATGGTCAATAAGAAAAATCAATACAGAATCAAGACTGCCCTTCTGTTAATTAGCAGACAGAATGGCAAAAGTCACCTAGGCAGAGTACGCATTATCTGGGGCATGTTCTATGGTGGCGAGAAAAAACTAATCATCATGTCCGCCAACCGCGCAACATCGCTAATGCTCTTTCGAGAGATTGCATGGATTATAGAATCAACGCCAGAACTTAAGGCAATGACTAAGGCAATCCGCTACGCAAATGGTGGCGAGCGAATAGAGCTACTTAATGGCTCAACACTCGATGTCATATCCGATAACTCATCTAGCCCACGCGGTAGAACAGCAGACTTCTTATGGATCGATGAAATCCGCGAAATCTCAGAAGATGGCTACAAAGCAGCTGTGCCAGTAACTAGAGCCAGAGCCAATGCACAAACATTCTTAACTAGCAACGCTGGTGATCACTTTAGTTCAGTCCTTAATGGTTTAGTGGAACGCGCTAAAGATTATCCGCCAGAGACCTTTGGTTATTACGAATACTCAGCGCCTCAGTATTGCAAGATTGATATTACTAGCGATTACTTCTGGAAGAGCGCTGTAGCACCCAGCAATCCAGCGCTCGGTTACATAATTACCAAAGAATCGATTGAGGAAGCAATAGCGACTAACCCAATCGAGCAGACACGAACAGAAACGCTCTGCCAATGGATTGACAGCCTTCAATCGCCTTGGCCTCATGGTGTATTGGAAGAAACGTCAGACAACACACTTGAAATGGCTGTAGGCGCTTATACAGTCTTTGCCTTTGATGTCAGTCCATCAAGGCGTAACGGATCATTGGTCGCAGGTCAATTATTGCCAGATGGTCGAATCGGTATTGGAATCCTAGAAACCTACAGCTCTCAGATGGCAATCGATGAATTGAAGATGGCAGCTAGCATCAAAGCTTGGTGCGACATCTATAAGCCTCGTTTAGTCTGTTATGACAAATATGCCACACAGACGATTGCAGACAGACTTTCTCAGTCTGGTGTAATGACAGAGGATGTGTCAGGCCAGCAGTTCTACAAAGCCTGTGGTGATTTATTAGAAGGCTTAGTAAATCATCGGGTGGTTCACAACGGACAGGCAGAATTGATCCAGCAGATGAATAACTGTGCAGCAAAGGTCAATGACTCTGCATGGCGAATAATTAAGAGAAAGTCCGCTGGTGATATCTCAGCACCTATTGGCTTGGCAATGGTCGTCAGCAAGTTAATGCTTCCAGCACCTAAGCCTCAAATTATTGCCTAGACACAAACACCCTCAATTGTCAAGAATTAGACATTATGTGGTAAGATGTCTACATGGGTCGCTTACTGCAAACATTCGGACTACAAACTAAACCTTTACTCGAAGCACAGTCAGCACCCCAAGTCTTAGGCGAATACTCGCCGTATGCAATGCCGTTTCAATTTGCCTATGTTGGCAGAACAGAAGCTATTTCAATTCCAGCGTTGCAAAGATGCCGCAATTTATTAGCCGGAACAATCGGCGCAATTCCTTTAGAGCTTTACCGCAAATCTACAAATGAAGAGATTGGCTCACCATTATGGATGGAGCAACCTTCTTACTCACAGCCACGATCAGTAACAATCGCCTGGACTGTTGATTCATTATTGTTCTATGGACAAGCCTTTTGGAAAGTTGTTGAAGTCTATAACGAAGATGGTCGTCCATCACGATTTGAATGGATTGCTAACTCTCGCGTAACTGCAACACTTGACAAAGATAATGTATTTGTTAAATCTTATGCAGTTGATGGCATAACATTACCGATGGATGGATTAGGTTCACTTATCACATTCCAGTCACTCGGCGATGGCATCCTCAACAGCGGCGCTTCAACAATCCGCGCTGCAATCGATGTACAGAAGGCGGCTGCTATTGCAGCAGGTACTCCAATGGCTACTGGCTACATTAAGAACAATGGAGCAGACCTTGATCCTAAAGAAGTTCAGGGATTACTAGCTGCATGGAAAAACGCTCGCAACAATCGTTCTACTGCTTACTTGACATCTACTCTTGAGTACACACCAGTTTCATTCTCACCTAAAGAAATGATGTATAACGAAGCAATCCAAAATCTTGCTACTGAGATTGCTCGCCTTTGCAATGTACCGGCTTATTATGTATCTGCTGAGATGAATAACTCAATGACTTATTCAAATGTGCAAGATGAGCGCAAGCAATTCTTAAGCCTATCCTTGCAGCCATTCATTACAGCGATTGAAGATCGTCTATCTATGGATGACATTACTGCTCGCGGTCATGTGGTCAAGTTCGATATTGATAAGACTTTTTTGCGTACTGATCCACTTGCTGAACTTCTAGTAATTGAAAAATTGCTATCGCTTGGACTTATCACAACAGAACAAGCTATGGAAATGACAGACCTAACACCTAATGGAAGCAATGGTATGGAATGACACAAATCGTAACCCTTACAGCTGAACTCACAGCAGATTCCGCTAGCCGCACTATCTCTGGCAAGATTGTGCCATTGAACGTTGAGGCAGGTTCGACAAACTATGGCAAGGTAATCTTTGAGTCAGGATCAATCGAGATTCCGGAACCTAAGTCAATAAAATTATTAAGTCAGCATGACGTGAAAAAACCTTTAGGAAGAGCCGTCAGTTTCTCGGAGTCAGATAATTCTATCGATGCTGTATTTTCTATCAGCCGTTCACAACGCGGTACAGAAGCCCTAATCCTTGCAGAAGAAGGATTGCAATCTGGGCTGAGTATCGGCGCTGAAGTTCTTAAGTCCAAGATCAAGGATGGCGTGACTTATGTGTCCGCTGCTCGCTTGGTCGAAGTAAGTTTAGTAACAGAGCCAGCCTTTAAGTCTGCACAAGTTACTGATATAGCGGCGGAAGAATCTGCCGTAGAAGAAACAACCCAACCAACAGAAAGCGAGATAGCCAACGTGGAAAATACCACTCCAGCCGTCGAAGCAACACCAGTTGAAGCACCAGCGGTTGAAGCTGCTCGCCCAACTGTAACAGCAATGGCTTACACAAAGCCACGCATTGAAATCACAGCAGGAAAATATGCTGAACAAACAATCCGCGCAGCACTAGGTGATGAGTCAGCTCGTCAATACCTACGCGCAGCAGAAGACACAACAGACAACGCAGGCTTAGTTCCTACTCGTCAATTGTCAGAAATCATCAACCCACTCGGTACAACAATCCGTCCATCAATCGATGCAATCTCTCGCGGAGTGCTTCCTGATGCAGGTATGACATTTGAAATCCCAAAGATTACACAAATGCCAACAGTTGCTATTGAGCCAGAAGGTGACGCATTCAGCGACACAGATCAGAACTCATCTTTCCTATCTGTAACAGTACAGAAGTATGCAGGACAACAGACATTCTCTGTTGAATTGCTAGATCGTACATCTCCAGCATTCTTTGATGAACTCGTTCGCAACATGGCTGCTGCATACGCAAAGGCAACAAACGCAGCAGTAAACGCAGCACTTATTTCAGGTGCTTCACTTGATGCAACAACAGTTGCAACATACCCAACAGCTGCAGAGCTTCTAGGAATTGTTGCACGCGGTTCAGCTTCTGTTTATGGAGCTACAGCAGGACTTCCAAATCCATTCGCTCGTAACATGATCGTATCAACAGGACAATGGTCAAACATCATGTCACTTAACGATTCAGGTCGCCCAATCTACACAGCATCACAGCCAATGAACGCAGGCGGTCAAGTAGCGCCTACATCACTCACAGGTAACGTTGCAGGACTCAACCTATACGTTGATCCAACAAACGGCGGAGATGGCGATGGAACAATCCTCGTCGTTAACCCAGATGCTTACACATGGTATGAGTCACCTACATACCGCCTACGTGCAGAATCAACAGCAGCAGGTCAAGTAACTATCGGTTACTACGGCTTCGGTGCAATCGCAACTAAGGTTGCTGCTGGTGCGTTCAAGAACAACAAGGCATAAGTAACACCCTAAGTCGCTGGGAGTGGGGCGCAGCCCTTGCTCCACTCCCAGTCTTTAGAAAGGATTAAAATGGCTCTGACAACAGTTTCAGAACTCCGCACAACTCTCGGAGTCGGTACGTTGTACACAGATGCCGTTTTACAGGAAGTGTGTGACGCCTCAGATGCAGTCCTACTTCCTATGCTATGGAAGCCTGTCTGGTTCTCAGTAGCGCATAGCAATGTTGTAGGTACAGGAACTTTATACTTTGACATTCCAGTAAAAGAAATTTTCTATGTCGGCCAGACTGTAACTATTGCCAATTCTGGCACTCGATACAATGGCTCAAAGACAATCACAGCAGTTGACACTTATTCGATTTCAGTCACAACAACTCACACAGTTGTGCAACCTAAACACCCAATTGAGCCATTCGGTACAGTCACAGGCGAAACTTATACAGACTGGACAACAGACACAGCAGTCCAAAATGCAGCTCTCATGATTTCAGTTGAAATCTGGCAGGCTCGCACAACCACTCTCAATGGTGCTAACACAGTAGATTTCCAACCTTCACCATACAGAATGTCCGCGCAACTTCTGGCAAAAGTAAGAGGGCTCATTGCCCACGCACTCGATCCAAGATCGCTTATCGGGTAGGCCATGCCAGTTGCTCTCACTACTCTTAGAACCACGATTGCGACTGCTTTAGTCGATAACTCAAAGTGGCAAACCTTTGCATTCCCACCGGCCACAGTTCTTGCTAACTCTGTAATTGTTAGTCCATCTGATCCCTATCTTGAGCCAAACAACAATCAGCACAACACGATTGCACCAACAGCAAACTTTAGAATAATCATCACAGTACCTTTGTTCGATAACGAAGGAAACCTCAATGGAATTGAAGATGCCTTAGTTGGCGTGTTCAACAAACTCGCAGCATCCACCTTGACCTATAATGTGGGAGCAGTAAGCCAGCCAAGCGTTCTAAACGCGGCATCTGGTGACTTGCTTACCTGTGAGATGTCACTATCCGTTCTAACCACCTGGAGTTAATATGTCCGAATGGGAACAAGAAAACGAAGCCTTCCTGAAGAAAATCGGGCAGGTTAGCACACCAGCACCAAAGCCAGCATCTACTAAGAAAGACGAGGAATAATCCTAATGGCTGTATTTCTAAATAACAATGTCGGCGTTAAGATTAACACTGTTGATCTTAGTGACCATGTAACAGCAGTTACAATCAACCGCGTATTCGATGAACTCGAAGTAACAGCGATGGGTGATAACTCACACAAGTTCGTAAAGGGCTTGGAAGCATCTACTGTAACAATCGACTTCCTCAATGACACAGCTTCTGCAAACGTTCTAGCAACGCTTCAGGCTGCATGGGGAACAACAGTAACTTGCGTATTCCTACAGACAAAGGGAACAGCAGTTTCTGCTACAAACCCACTTTACACAGTTTCATTGCTAGTCAATAACACAACAGACATCAATGGTGCTGTTGGCGATATTGGCACACAATCAATCACATTTACTGCAAACTCAACCATTGCAGTAGCCACAACAGGTACTTTCTAAACAACTAAACAAAGGGGCACAGCATGGCAAAGTTAAAAGTAACAAGGGCAGATGGATCAGTTGGGGAATATCCAATCACTCCATTGGTGCAGTATGGTTTTGAGATTTACGCTAAGAAGGGCTTTCACAAAGCGTTCATTGAAGATCAGAAGCAAAGCGATATCTTCTGGCTAGCCTGGGAATGTATCCGCCGTTCGGGTGAAACTGTTAAGCCATTCGGAGAGCAATTCATTGAAACCTTGACAACAGTCGAAGTTCTCGATGACGACCCTTTGGCTTAGGGCGCGACTCGATCACCTATCTGATTGCTAAATTAAGTGTCAGACTCGGGATCGCGCCACAACAATTATTAGAGCTAGATGAAGTGATGCTAAAGAACCTAATCAAGGTTCTACAGGATGAAGCGAAGGAGATGAAAGATGCCAGCAACAGTAAAAGGCGGCGTTGAACTTCGCAAGGCACTTCGTAACTATGCTCCAGAATTAGGCAAAGAAACACAAAAGGAAATTACCAACATCCTTAAGCCTGTTGTCAAAGAGGCTCGAGGGTTTGTTACAGGCTCGCCATTGAGTAACTGGGCGCGTGAGGGTGGCAAGTTTCCTGTGTTTAACGCATCTATTGTAAAGCGTGGCATTGGCTACAAAACAACGCCATCTAAACCTAATCGTAAAGGCTTTACTGCCTTAGCTCAGATTCGCAATCGTTCTGCCGCTGGTGCCATCTATGAAACAGCAGGTCGCAGAGCGCCTAGCACTAAGCCATCTGCTCGCCCTAACTTTGCAGAATCAATGGGGCCATTTACAGGCTCTGGCAAGAATCGTGGACGTTTAATTTATCGTGCGTGGGAGAATGACCAAGGCAACGCTACAAAGGCTGTGCTTAAGGCCATAGATACCGCAGGTAAAAAGTTTAACGCAACAGTAGGGAAGCGATAATGGCCAATGTAGTAATTGATATTGCAGCCCAGTACACAGGCAATAAGGCGTTTAAACAAGCTGAAACAGCGACTCAGAAACTTGAGAAGTCAGTAGGAAAATTAGGCAAGCAATTACTCGGAGTCTTTGCTGCTGGAAAGTTATTAGCCTTCGGTAAGAACGCAGCTAAAGCATTTGCAGCAGATGAGAAGGCTGCACGATCATTAGCCTTAGCGTTAGCCAATACAGGTAATGCCTTTGCAGCCATTGAGGTTGAGAAGTTTATTGCAGACTTACAACGCGCTACAGGTGTGCTCGATGACAATTTGAGGCCAGCGTTTAGAACCCTATTGACCGCCACAGGAAATGTTAAGAAGTCACAGGATGCCTTAGCACTTGCATTAGATATCAGCGCTGGTACAGGCAGAGATTTAGGCGCTGTGTCTTTGGCACTTGCAAAGGCATATGGTGGTCAGACCACAGCTCTTAGCCGTCTGGGTGCAGGTTTATCTAAAGCCACTCTCGCATCTGGCGATTTAGATTTAATTACAGCAGAACTTACAAAGAAATTTTCTGGTCAGGCGTTAGCCGCTGCTGAAGGTTATGCAGGATCAATGGCTCGCCTAGCAGTTGCATCCGAGAACGCTAAAGAGATTATTGGCAAAGACCTACTTGATGCTATGCAACTTATTGCTGGCGAAGAAGGTATCGGCGGAGCAACTACAGCAATGGAAGGCTTTGCCACTCAAATAGGTAACGTCATCTATGGCATAGGAGTTCTTACTTCTAAACTCAACTCATTGCCAGTCCTTAAAGATTTATTTGGCGCTATTGGCGATGTTGCTCAATACAACATAATTGGATTGATAGGTAAGTTAGGCTCATCTACTAAAGCCAGAAGCGCAGGTACTCCAGCCCAATCCCCAGCAGAGCGCATGGCTATTGATAAAGCCGCTAGGGATGCAATCAAACTTCAAAAGAAACAGAACGATTTGAAGAAGATTGACAATGACAATACGACTCGCAAACTAACCCTTACAGGCGATGAACTAGCTCTGAAAGAACTAGAGAAGAAGTTCGATGTAGAGCGCATTGGATTATTTGCAGCTTTGAATCAGGCAACAGATAGCGAAACACAGATGCGATTGAAGTCGCTTATTGCTATCCATGACCAGAACGCAGCCCTTGCAGGTCAGATTATGAAAACCAATTCAGCAGCTGATGCTATGGAAAACTTTGGCAAAGCCATGTTTGGCGCATTAGATGTAATGCTGAACTTTGGCAAGTTTGCTCTCGGTGAGCGCGATACATTAAGAGCAATGGGAATAGGCGTTACACCAACCTCACAGGGTTTCCAATCTTTTACGCCTCCTCCAGGCGGTTATGAAGGCTTTGGTAGCGGCATGACCAATCTAGGACAAAACAACTATGGCGGTCTTGCAGGTGCAGGACAAGCTGGTGGCGGTGGTGCGCCTGTGGTCAATATCAATGTGGCAGGTTCAGTCACTACAGATCGTGACTTGGTATCTATGGTGACCAATGCCATCTACAACAATCAGGCCTCAGGCATCCCAATTAACTATTCGACAAGTTATGCATAATGGCATTACCAGCAACGCTATCGGTCAAGATAAATCTATCGGGTGGAGCATCATTCGGTAATCCGTTTATCTTGGGTACTTCACAGTTAGGCTTTGCAGAACTAGCTTCTGCAATTCCTGTTATCGTTGATGTTTCTGCTCAGACTACTAATATCTCGACACGTCGAGGGCGCAACCTTCTGCAAGATAAATACGAGTCAGGACAAGCAACCATCAGAGTTGTTGATCCAGATGGTGACTTCAACCCACAGAACACCTCTAGCCCTTACTTCGGGCTATTACAGCCACTAAGAAAGATACAGGCATCTGCTATTTATGGCGGCGTTACTTATGGCTTATTTGGCGGTTACATCACCGAGTATCGATACACATATCCAACAGGTCAGGAAACAGGATACGTTACGTTTATCTGCTATGACGCTTTCCGTTTGATGTATAACTCAGGCATAACAACAGTCACAGGTGGCACAGCAGGGCAGACAACCGCACAGCGCGTTCAATCTATCCTGACCATGATTGCATGGCCGGCGGCCTTCACCAGCATTGGCACAGGAGCTACAACTTGCGTGGCAGACCCTGGCACAACTCGCACAGTCCTCGATGCAATCCATACTGTTGAGTTCACAGAGCAGGGTGCGTTCTACATTGACGCTAATGGCGTTGCAACCTTTAAGGGCAGACAGTTCGTCTACGATGCACAGGCAGCCAGCCCAACAATCTTCAATCAAACTGGCACAGGCATTAACTACGCAGGAATTACCTTTGCACTCGATGATAAGACAATCGTGAACAAGGCAACTGTGACTCGCACAGGTGGCACAGCACAGACGTACTCAGATGCCGCATCTATCGCTCAATACTTCACACGATCCATCACAGCTACAGATATGCTTATGCAGACAGATGCCAATGCCCTAGCCTTAGCAACTGCCTATGTCGATACTCGCAAAGAAACTTCTATCCGTATTGAAACAATCACTCTGGACTTAGTGACTCCGTCCTACACAGCAGGGGTTACAGCAGCTCTAAGCCTTGACTTCTTTGACACAGTAGATATCACTAATGAGCAACCTGGTGGATCAACTATTCAGAAGAAGCTCCAAGTGCAGGGAATTGCTCACAACATCACCCCTAACACTTGGACTACAACTATTGCCACGCAGGAGGCTTTGCTCGATGTTATGTACTAGAATTGACCCTATGAAAGAGGTGTGCTAATGGCTGTCGGACTTCCACTAAAAACGACCTATGCGGACGGAGACGTGTACGCCGCGAGCGACGTCAATGATACTAATGGCACAGTAAATCTATTCCAGACAACTTTGACCTACTCAGCAGGTAAGAACGCCATTATTAACGGCGGCATGGATATATGGCAACGCGGTACATCTATTGCAGGAACATCAGGTATCCCATATACAGCCGATCGCTGGCAAGTAACTCGCGTAGGTGCAACTGGATATACAACTACTCGCCAAAGTGCCGGCTCTACACTGCCTGAAATCCAATACTGCTTACGCGCTCAACGCGATAGCGGCAATACAAACCTAACCCTACTTGGTGCTTTCTATTCTGTTGAATCAGTCAATTCAATTCCTTTTGCTGGCAAAGCAACAACACTATCTTTCTATGTTCGCAAAGGTGCTAACTACTCAGGTGGTGCTTTAACTGTTGAGTTCTCACAGGGGACAGGAACAGACCAAAACATTATTTCTGGTGGATTTACTGGCAAAACAAATGTCGGTTCATCCAGCGTCACTCTTACTACATCGTGGCAACGCGTAACAATTACAGGAACAGTTGCTACAACTACAACGCAACTAGGATTACAGTTTTATTACACTCCAACTGGTACTGCTGGTGCGGCAGATTACTTTGAGTTGACTGGTGTGCAAGTTGAGTACGGAAGTGTTGCGACATCTTTCAGCCGTACTGGCGCATCTATTCAAGGTGAATTGGCTGCTTGCCAAAGGTATTACTTCAGAATGAATGGAAATGGTAATTACCAACCTGTAGGTTTTGGTTATTCAGACTCAACAACTGTTGCAAGAATGTATGTTACAACTCCACCAATGCGAGTTCTTCCTACATCTATGGATTTTACCAATTTAAGTATTGTTGCAGATGCAGTTTACAATTCAACTGGTGCGTCTATCGGTGCTAGTTCACCTAATATGGTAAGAGTAGATTTAACTGGTTTATCAGGATTGACTGCTTTTAGGTCGTATGCGTTACTTTTACGAAATATAGCTGATCAATATCTCGGATTTAGTGCGGAGTTATAAAAATGGACAATGTATCTTTCATTGAATTAACAGACCCTATAACTGGCGAAATTGTAAAACACGCCATTATTGACCGAGGCAATGGGGAATATACCTCAATGTTGAAATCAACTTATGATCAAATGATTGCAAAGCAAAATGAAGCCTCTCCTCTGTAAAGCAGGGCAACAACTTCGTGAGCAGATTGATGATTCCTTTCCTGACCGCGATAGAAAGTCTGATGGTTGGATAGGCGATGCCGCACACTCCAATCGTAAGAGTGACCACAATCCCGATAAGGCTAACGGCTACGTCAGGGCTATTGATGTGGATAAGGACCTCGACTCACGCTCCAGCACAGGTGCTTATCTTGCCGACCAGATACGCGAATGTGCCAAGAAGGACAAGCGAATCTCCTACATCATCTATGCAGGAAAGATTGCCTCAGCTAAATCGCTTTGGCGTTGGAGAACTTATTCTGGCATTAACCGCCACGATGCTCATATTCATATCAGCTTTACCAAGAAAGGCGATCAGAATGGTCGCTGGTTTGACATCCCGATGCTAGGAGCAACAACAAATGAATGACCTAAAAACAGCAGCAGGCTCATGGGCTAGAGCATTCTTAGTAGCAGTTCTTTCACTTGCAGCAGCTGGTGTAACTGATCCAAAGGCGCTTATTGGCGCAGGTCTTGCATCCGTTCTCCCACCTGTAATTCGCTGGTTAAATCCATCGGACTCATCTCTAGGTATTAAGAAGTAATGAGCGCCCTTAACTGGGCGGCTCTAGCAGTTGCAATCATCTCAATCATTACAGCCTTTGTTGGAGCAATCCGATGGCTGGTGAAACATTATCTAAATGAACTAAAACCAAATGGCGGAAGTTCGATGAACGATAGATTGAATCGACTTGAAGGGCGTGTCGAAACAATAATTTCTTTGCTAGAAAGGTAACACTTATCACATGGCAAGAAAAGCAACTCAGAAGCTAGTGGATGAAGGTTATTCCAAACTAGATGCGTGGGCTATCGGTGTGCATGAAATGTATCGCGCACTACGCAGAGCAGGTTTCACAGTTGATTTGGCACTTGCCATTATAGTTGAGAAGAACAGTTATCCAGATTGGATACTGCCATCCCCAATTAACCCAAATATCCCAGAGCCAGACTGGTATGACGATGAGGATGAATGAAAAGAACAGTCGTAGTTCCAGACTTACAAGTTCCCTATCACGATCCAGTAGCAGTAAAAAATGTTGCAAGTTTTATTAAAGCGTTTCGGCCCGATTCTGTCGTTACTCTCGGAGATGAAATCGATCTCCCACAAATATCCCGATGGACAGAAAACACTCCAGGATGGTACGAACAGACACTAGCTGCTGACAGAGATGAAGCAGTAGAAGTTCTGTGGTCATTGGTTGAGCATGCTAAAGAGGCTCACATGATCCGTAGCAATCACACAGACAGACTGTACAACGTCACGATGAAGAAGATTCCAGCGTTCTTGGCCTTGCCTGAGTTACGCTTCGAGAAGTTTATGAAGCTGGATGAACTAGGCATTACCTATCATAAGAAGCCCTACGCCATTGCCAAAGGCATTGTGGCAGTTCATGGGGATGAGCAGAGCGTAAAGCCTACACCTGGCTTAACAGCGCTTGAAGCGGCTCGTAGGCATGGTATTAGCGTGATATGTGGGCATACCCATAGAGCAGGTCAATCTGCCTTCACAGAGGCCTCTGGAGGCCGTATAGGGCGTATCCTAAGAGGATGGGAAGCAGGGCATCTGATGGATGTCAGACAGGCTCATTACACTAAAGGCACGATGAACTGGCAGCAAGCTTTTATTATCATTGAGGAAATCGGTACAAACGTGCAGGTCAGCATCATTAACCTTGAGAAGGATGGTACTTTCGTTGTGTCAGGTAAGAGATATGGGCGCGCTCGTTAACGACGTGCGAACAGATATCGATGATCAGATGGATGCGTCAGAATTATTGCCGTTTCGTCATTGAAATGTACTTGACGTACCCCAATTAAATGCGACACTAATCCTGTACCCAATCAAGGGCATT